CTAGAGGGGTACGGTTTCTGTCTGTACCAATTTTGTACCAATCAGGCTTTGCTCCAGCTTCCCGACTTCACTCCAATCTTCACTGGAGTTGATCCACCGGGCGTAGGTCGACAGTAGCATTTGCACGCTGTGGCCGAGCTGATTCGCAATGAACCCGAGGTTCATGCCTGCCATTAGGCACATGGTAGCGTATGTGTGCCGGCAGTTGTATTGCCGTCTGGCCCTGATCTTCAAAGCCACAAGTGCCGCCTTGAAGTGTTTGTCGGTCACGCTCGCCTGCTGGATGAACTCGAAGTTCTTGGTCGGCGGGAACACATACGGCGACTGTTTGTGTTGTCTCCGGCTTTGCTTCGCCCTCAACTCGGCCACGCCTTTGGCCACCTCAATCGCATTCAATGCCCTGCTGTTCAGCATGACGCGCCGTGCCTCACGGGTTTTCGTGCGCTCCTCGATCTTGTAGTCCGCCACGATTCTGCACACGTTGGCGACACGCCCCTCTGTGTCCACCTCATCCCAGCGCAACGCCGCTATCTCACCTGGCCGCATGCCAGTGTAAAACGCGAACTCGAAGTAGGCCGCGTACACCCGCATCGAACTTGTCAGCACCTTATATAGGTGCCCAATGATCAAATCCGCTTCGACTACCGTGAATGGATCCACCGGTTTCTTTGCCTTCACCGGCAATTCAATCGAGCCGACTGGGTTTCGCGTGATCAGCTCATCATTCACTGCGCTTTCAAACATCGTGTGCAGGCGCTGGATCGCCGAACGCTTTACGGTCGACGATTTCCACTGCGTCTCGCTGACAATTTTTCGGATAACTGCCGAACTGACCTGGTCGATCGGGAGCAATGCCAGGTGCGGCATCCAATAAAGGTTGAGGGATATCCGGTAGTTTTTCCGGGTGCCGCCAACGACTTCGCGGCTGTCGAGCCAAGTTTGCGCATAACCCCCGAACAGGGGCGTGGCGGAATAAGTGGAATAGGTGGAGTTCGGGAAAAGCTCGGCGTAACGCTGGTCATCCATCACGCCATGCTTGATCAGGCTGGTTACTGTAGCGCGAAGATCTGCGGCTGCCTTGATGCCTTTTGGCGTTTGGGGATAGGGGAGGGTCTCGCAGCGGCGGAACTTCCAGGTGAAGCGAATCCGGACTGACTGACCCGCGAATTCAACTCCTGCGGGCAATCCCAAAGGCTTTCTAGCCATGCCTCATATCTCCTGATGCTGTAGTAAATCTGGCCATCGATTTCGTTCCACACCCCTTTCGGGATGATGTTGCGCTGACGCTTCCCCTGAAGGGCGCGGCGAGTGGTCCCGACCATCTCCGCGAAGCTCTTCTCGGGAACCTTGTCGGACAGGTACTCAGCCGGTATCTGTTCTGCTGCTGCCATGATGATGCTCCATGCCGCGCGTGGCGGCAGAAGGTGGTTATTGGGTGGCTTTGGCGAGGACGGCGTCAGCGATCTTCATCGCTGCCTGGGCATCGTTCACGTAGGCCGGGTCGAAGCCACCGGCCAGATGGATTGTTCCTTGACAGGCGCGCAGGTTCTCGCGAGTGAGTTTCAGCGCCGCGACCAGCTCTTCGCACAGCGCGCGTTCTTTCCGACCGATATCCCAGAAGCGCTGGCCCCAGTGCCCAGCGGGTGGCGGGTTGCGGTTTTGCACGCCGAAACCCATCGCTCCCACGGCCGAATCAAGCACGTCGCGCTTGTAGGCATTGTCGCCGTCGATGCTCAGGCCGCGCCGGCGCAACGTGCTGAGCACTTCGTCGTCATCCAGTCCTTGATCCTTGAGTACGATGTCTTCCTCGGGTTTGCCTTGGGTGTAGATAACCAATGCGATCTTGGCGCCCGGCCAAAGTTGTTCGCTGATCTTGACCAGAGCGTCGTTCGCCACCTGGTGGAAACGCTGAAGAATTGCGGACATAGAAATTCCTCGCCCGCCGTTCACCGGCAGGCTGGTAGGTAAAGATGAATGATTTAGCTGGGCCTGGAAGACACCAGAAAAAAGGCGGGTAAGGTGCAGACGTTCGCCCGGCCAGCTGTTTCAGAGAAATGCTGAGTGGCCGCAGCTGGTCCGGGTGGATCCTTGCTTCAATGCCGTGGCTCCGCACCGGCGAAGAATTAAGCTGGGATGCAATATTTTTGCGATTGAGCTAATGTCCAATAGTTCACCCCGCTGGGGGGCGATATTCGCATGCTGCTCCCTTCCCCCGGGCAACTGGCGGGGTGAACTCTTTCTATCGCCGCGACCCCTTGTAGATGAGCCAGAGCATGTAGAGCGGGGCGAAGATCATGACGCCACCTTCTGACCGAGCAGCACATCGCTGACGACCTCCCAGAGTTGCGCGGACAACCACTGGAAGCGGTCGAAGTCGACGTCAGGCTCGATGCCGATCACGCAACTCGATTGAGCGCCGACTTTGCCTTCCCAGCCCTTTTTCATGATTGTCGCCACCTTGCCGTCACCGCCTGGCTCGGTGCGGTGAAAGTCGTAAGCCTTCATTCGGTAGGTCGACCCCGCCGGGATAACGCTGCGATATGTTTGACGCATATCAACGCGTCCGTTCGGAACCCATGGCCGCCCGCCGCGTGCGGTGCGGGCTCCTTCGTGCAGGTACAGTTCGTGAGTTTCCCGAATGAACGCAGCGGAAGTCGATGGTAGGTCCGCGTATTCAATGTTGATTTGTTCGCCGACCAAGATCGTGGAGTCAAAGTCAAAGTCGAAGCGGTGGTTGTGGATTGCCGAGTGCTCGATGCAAGTGCGCCGTGGCAACTCAGGGTGCCATACGTGCAGGCGCTGATTGCCTTCGAGCTGGATCTGCACGAAACCGAGGCCGTGCAGGGTGATCTTGTCGGTCATTACGTCATCGATGATCATGGCTTCACCTCGCGGCGTGCCCACTGCACATACGGGCCATCATCGGTATCGAAGATCCCGATTAGGAACCATTCAGGCCCTGGTGATTCGGGATTCCAGGCGGTGCACGCGGCATCCTCTTCAGGAAGGTCATAGGTCTCGTCTCCCGAGTGCCAGCCTTTCACCTCTAACCCTTGTTCTGCTACCCAGGCCCTGTACGGCGCTGGATCTTCTCCGCCATCGAACTCCGGGATGCCCGGGTGCCACCACCAGCCGTCCTTGTCGCGCTTCACTTCGACGGGGCCAAAGGACTTCGGACTGTGGTTCGGGCAAGGCATCACGTAAAGCACGTCGGAGTACTCTCCACCACCAGAGCTGAATTTCATCTGGCAGCCGCACTCGGCCGGCTCGCCATTCACGAGCGTTATCTTTTCTTCAGGCATGACTTCGTCCTTGCCGCTATAGCGGCTGACTTTGAAGGGGGAGATACTTCTTACTGGTCTCTGGAGATAACAAATGGACCGGCGGGAAGAGTTTGTGGAAAAGGCTCTGGCAGCTCATCGCGAATATGACCAAGCCACAGCGGTCATGCGCAAAATGATGAGTGAGAACCAAACATATGGTCCTGAATGGGATGCCGCGGATGCCCGGCAGCGTGCAGCTCTTGAGGTTTGGTCAGCGCTACTCCGCCAATACTCCGATATCCATCAGGCGACGTGAGCACAGCGGCTGACGTTGAAGGGGGAGGGCGTTACTGAGGTTTTTCCAATTTCAACTACATTGATAGGAGTTCACAGGGAGTGCTAAAAAATGGCGTGCATAATCTGCGGGGCGCGAGACATTCAAATTCTGTCAACCGGCCATTATGTAGAAAGGGACTGCCCTGAGTGCGGGCATTACGGGGTGCCTAAGCAGCTGGTCGAAGAAATGTTATTGCAAAAACTACGCTTTGATATTGGGCGTGCGCGAGCTTATTTGGGTATGCGACGAGCGTATAATGAGCCTCCTAGGATAACCCCGGTCGATATCAATATTTATCAGCTCTTCGAGTGCACATCTGCCTAATTGGCGTAGCAGGTGACGCGATCGAGTGGTTGATTTTATTTGGCATGGAGAATCCAATGCCGGGCCATGCCCGGGCGATGGAGGGTGGTGAGAGGTCAGGCCGCGAGGCGCTGGTAGAGCGCAATGATATCGGCGGCGTTGGCGCTGACCAGTGCTTCAGCCTCATCCGGGCAGACGCTGTTGCCGATCAGCCGGACCTGATCCGTTTTGTTGATGTCGCGCCATTCTTCGGCACCGGTGACCGGGTCGACGAACAGCCCGCGGTCGATGATGTAGTCCTTGTCGAAGCCTTGTGCTGCCTTCAGCTCTGGCGGTTGAAGCATGCGCAGCGTGATGTCCACCAGCACATAGCCGCCGACCATGACCAGGTCGGCCGGGTCTTTGAAGTGTTCCGGCAGATGTTCGTGCATGAAGGCGGCACAGCGGCGGGCGCCTTCCAATTGCTCCGGAGTCAAGGAGTCCGGCACCTGCACAACCTCAACCAGCGCAACCCGGTCCTTCGTCGGCAGGGTGTGCATCGGCTCGGTGAGCGAAATGCCGTCCTTCTCGTTGCCGTAGTACTTCACCAGGTAGGCGTTCACCAATCGCTGATTGGCGCCGGACTGGCAGATGGTCGATAGCGGAGAATCGGCGGCGCGGCCGTCACCGTCGTAGAACCCGCCGTTTGCCTGCTCGAAGAACGCAGCCGATACCGCGTGATGTCCGGTACTGGTGGCGACTACGCCGAGCGGGCCGGCGACGTTGGCGCCGATTGAGCCCTTTCGCAATGTCACCATGTTCGCCGCGGCCATTGCGAAGTGGCCACCCTTCACTTGTGCCACCTGAGTGCGCAACGGCTCCTGCACATCGAAGTTGCGCTGCGATGAGCCGTTGGCGCACTCGGTGAGAAATGGCGCTGCCACTGGCTGCACCAGCGCGTGATGTGTGCCGCCGGCGCTGATGGTCGACAGTGCCTCGTCGACGCCGTGGGTGCTGGTGTGTGCGTTAGAGGTGCCGCGCATCGGGACAATGAACGGCTTCGCACTGGTCAGCACATGCCGCCAGCAACCCTTGGCCACGCGGCGCATGGTGTTCACTGCCATAGGCTTGTCACGAAAGATCGTGCGGCCGAGATTGCTCCAGTCGATGCATTCCGCGGCAGTGCGCCACGGTTTCTGCTTCGCCGTGGGGGCTTTATGGCGTTTAGGCACCGGCCAGACAATCGGCTTTCCATCGCTGCGGGCCACCAGGTACAGGCGCTTGCGAATCGTCGGGGTGCCGGCGTTGGCCGCGATGCGCTCGCGCCATTCGACGTTGTAGCCGAGCCCGCGCACCAAAGCTTCCGTCGGCACGAACTCGCCGATTGATTCGAGGATCTCTGGCATGTCGGGGTGATCGGCTGCTAGGCCGGTGCTGAGTGCGGCAATGAATGACTTGAAGGTGCGCCCGCGATCGGCCTTGATTGGCTGGCCTTCCTCATCGATCGGCCCCCAGTCGCAGAACTCTTCGACGTTCTCTAGGAACATCAGGCGCGGCCGGGTTGCGTGGGCCCAGCGCACAACAACCCATGCCAGGCCTCGAACTCCGCGATCACGCGGCGCACCGCCCTTGGCCTTGCTGTGGTGCCGGCAGTCCGGCGAGGCCCAGAGAATGCCGACTGGTTGGCCGCCGGTGGCGTGTACTGGGTCGACCTCGAACACATCAGCGACGTAGTGCGCTGTCTGCGGGTGGTTGGCGCGGTGCACGGCCAGCGCGATCGGATTGTGGTTTACCGCTACGTCCGGCTCCCGGTATGCCCGGGCAATCCCGGTGCTTGCACCGCCGCCGCCGGCGAACAGGTCCACCACCAGCTCTTTCTGAAATGGCAGGCCCATGCTTGGCTGGCCGTGGGTGAACTGGGGTTTCTTCTGTTGTGCGGACATAGGGGATCCTCGCCGAGCTATAGTTGCGTGAGAAAAAGGGAGGGGGAAAATGAAAGGGTTATATAAGTATCAAACGAAACAACACAACGACGGGCTGTTGGAAGTAGGCAGTATTAGGGTTGGCACGTTGTACGACTTTCGACGGCAGGATCATAAAGCCGGAATAGCTGATTCGTTTGAAGGTAAAAAAATTGTTTCCCATGAGTTGGGAGTCTTTTCTTCTAATGAATACAATCCAATTGGCTTTAAAGCTTTGAAAGAATTTGGTATCGCTGATGCAGAGGGCGTCCAAGACTTTACAATGGGGCCCGGATTTATATTGGAGCGGGTCGTAGAAAGTCAGAATTGCTTTATTTATTGCATGTCGTCAGTGCTTTCTAATTCGATGTTTGATGAGTTTGAAGGAGCTGAGACATGCGTTTGCATTGAGAATATACGTTCTTTTTTTTGGAGACTCACGTATAGCCTTGATCAAGTTGTACCAGTTGACTTCAAAGGTTTGTTTGAGGTGATTTATACCGATGAGCCTGAGGAGTGGAATTTTAGTGATTGGGGGGCAGCTCCCGCGAATATAAAGACAATGGAGTTTTCTTCTCAGTATGAGGTGCGTGCAATCTGGACGCCAAAGAATAATGTAGATATCCAGCCTCAAATTTTGAAGGATAAAAAGCTAAGACGATATGTTCGGCAATGTATGCCAGATGAAATCAAATGAGGCGGTCAGGCCGGTTGCCCGGCCTGCATGGCTTACTTCGGATCGAAGGCACCAAGAGAGAGTGCCGCGTTGTTGCCGATTTTCTCCTGAAGCACGGTTTTGAATTCCTGTGCGATGTCTTCGCGCTGAACTTCCTCCCCGACCCAGCGCAGTTTCAGTGCCGGCTGGGCACCGCTGGTGATCACGGAAATCCGCAAGTTGATCTGCTGCTCGGTAAGGCCTTCAAACGGTACCGTGCTGAACAACAATGCAGCGGGCAATGTTTCTTTGCTGCGGGCCTCGATCTGATCCATGGCACTACGGCTGGCGCTGGTGTCGCCGACGGTGGTTTCGGATTCACTGGTGGCTTTTACCGTGATCGTTCGAACTGCGGCGATTGCCTTGGCAACAGGAATCGCGTTGCCTTCATCATCCACCGGCGTCAAGTACTGGTGCCAATCTTCAATCCAGTCGCTGAGGTCTTTTTGCGACATGGCACGACCGCCGATTGCCTGAGCTGCCTTGTAGCCTGCCGACGCTTTCAGTCGCAACACCGCTCGGTCATCGGCATGACCTGGCAACACATCGGTACCCAGGTTGAACAGTAGCGTGCAGGTCATTTCATCCTGATCGATGAAGCCCTTGGCATTTGCTACTGCCCGATCAGCAACGTAGGTGCTGAAGTCAGCCAACGAATGGGTGGAATAGACACCACGGAAACGGCTGCGGCCAGCCTGCCACTTTTCCAGAGTGACCACCTGGCACCCTTCAGGCAGCACGATGGTAGGTGTTTGGGTGACCAGCGCTTTACCGCTCGCTTCGAGCGCGGTGTCGGTGATGAGCTGGATCGCTTCTTTGGTCAGAGACATTGTTCAGTTCCTTGATGGTCGAGCGGTTAGGTGCGGGGAGTGATAGGGGCTTGTTCGCGACTGAAGAGCTGATCGTGCTTCTCTGCGAACAGTGTGATCTTGCCGCCGGAGCCAACGTGCATCGGCGTGTCCAGACTGGTGTTCTCGCTGCGGGTGCCGCGCTTGGTTGGCACCTTGTAATCGAGCTTGTGCTTGATCTTCACCTGGCTCGATTCGCCGATCTGGCTGAAGTCCAGGGTGATCACCAACTTGCCGGTCTTGCCGTGGTCGACGACCCCGGCAGCTACTTCGGAAAGGGCGTGGCCGATTTGGCTGGCGAAGGCGCCGCCGTTGAGCTCTTCGAGGAACTCTGCGGTATCGGTAGGAGTGGGCATGGCTGTTGCTCCGGGATGGCCAATAGGCCGCTTGGTGGAAGGTTGAATTGCGATTGACGAAGGCGCTGGCGCACCTGGTTGTTGATGCGTCTCATGCGGCTCTCTGCTGATTCCAGACACCTACGGCGTCGAACACCCGGGCCGCCTGCTCTTCAGTCAGCGAAATCTCGGCGGGGATGGCGATCCAGCCCGATGCCACCCGATGATTCGGATTGCTCTCGGCGACCAGGTCCTTGTAGGTTTCCTCGATCACTTCTTCGAGGTGCGCGGCCAGATAGTTGCCTTGGGGCGCAACCTCTACCGATTTGGTGTAGCGGTGACCGCGTTGATCGCGGCACTGGACGCTGAGATAGATCGTCCAGCGGTGGGCGAGGTCGCAGACTGCGTCGGCGAGGCGCTGGCCTGGTGGGATGCTCTTGCAGTTCTTCCAGTTGATCATGCCCTGGCGACCGCTCGGATCGATCTGCACCACCGCGACGTGGTTCGTGCTGAGCAACGCCCGGCACGATCGCTCGACCCGGGCCCGCATGTTGTTGGGCTTGCGCTTGCTCATAGAGACTCCGTGAGACGTCTCAGTGCGATTCGCTCGGCGTGGGATGGGGAAGGGCGCCGACGCTTCAAGACAGTGTCGGGGTCGATCTTGTTCGAGCGAGGCGGGCGGTGCGTAGGCTTGAAGGCGGCAGCTGGTTCAGCCTTGCCGTCGGCGCCGTAGAATTGATCCAGCTGACGGATCAGGTTCGCGACGATGGCGTCTTTCGGGTTGGGCATCGGGCCGATGTTCATCGCGACACCCCCATGAAGGCGAAGACGAAAAGCACCGCGGCGAACACAAGCATCCAACGAGTCATCCCGCGCGCCACATTGGCAGCAGTGAGGTGCGCAGCCTGGGTGAAGTGAGCGGCGCTCTCAAAGTCCTGCGCAGACTTACAGGCGTTCATGTGCCCGGCGACCTCTGCGCGCTCGGTACCGGTCTGGCGATCAACCACGCCAAACAGATTGTTTCCGCGCGGCACGACGGTGAAGCGCGGTGACATGGCGGGTGAGGTGATTCCTACTTTTTGATAAAACTCGGCGGTGGCCAGGGTGGCTCGCTGACGCAGCCCATCGAGGATGGCGCGGCGCTGTAGGAGAGTCTGGTTCATGTCCTTTCCTCGGATGGTTGCGTGTATTCGTCAGCACTCGGGCCGCCTGCTGGTTGCCGTTGGGCGCAGGGGAGAGTGTTGGCGGATAAAGGCAGGCGAAAAAAAGCCCGATCGAAACCGGGCTTTTGTTTGCGTCACGAAGACCTCCCTACGTGATCGCAGGTGGCGCCATTGGGCGGGCTTCGCTATCTGTCAGTTACATGGCTGCCAATCCTCCGTGCTGGATGAACTGAACAATGCAGGTGGCCGGTATAAGCCGGGGATTCGTCCGCATTGGCTATGGAAGCTGAGGGATCATCAGGCGTGGGTAATTGAAAGGTCGCTGATGATGCAGATCGAGGCGTCTTCCGGGTCGGTCGTTTCGGAGTAATCGATCTGGTTGTAAACGCCGCCGTGGAAGGCGAGCGTTTTCGTGTCCCAGGTACTGTCGAGACGCATGATTGTGGAAGTGGATTTGACGCCGTTGCAGCTCGCCGACACGGAAACGGCACCGCTTGAATTCGCATGGATATTGATTTTGAAAAGTGCACCCAGCGGCACGTCTTCCAGCACTGTTGTGTTCACTGGGTCGTCTTGCAGGTAGCTCGACCGGAACCCCATGGTGATTTTGCCCTTGTTCCAAAACACCTTCACCGGGGGGCGCTCGGAACCCTGCACATGAATCTGGGCGATCACCACTTTCTGCAGCGAGTTGACTTTCGTCAGTCGCATTTCTTGCCGGTTCCAGTGATCGGCGGCGCTGGAGAACGGCCAGTAACCAGGCTCCTTCCACTCGCAGCGCGTGCGTTTTGTGCTCTTGCTTGAGGCGCCGAGGGTTGGTGCGGTCATCTGGAGCGAGCCGTCGGGGAGCATCGATACGACGTCAGGGCATTCGATCAGTGCGCGCCACCCAATCAGTTCCAGGGCGATCGGGTTGGTCTCGGAAATTGGAAGCGGGGTGGCAATGGTGTAGTTGCTGATGTCTACAGTCATGGGTCGATTCCTTAATTCATTTGATGTCACCTTGCTCTGTTGAGCCTTTCGTTTGATGCATGCCTACATCCCGCTGCCCACTCAGTGAATGGGCAGAAGTGATGCCTACTGAACTGCTCGCAGTTCACTACGAAGCACCCAGCTGCCGGAGACTTTCACCATGCAGCCAACGAAGGCGGCGTACTTGGTTTCTCTGTCGGTCTGGTAGCCGTAGTAGGAGCAGGCGCCCCGATTGGCGAGGCTGTTTAGGAGCACCCCCAGGGCGAAGGTCGCCCCGGAGATGATCAGCACTTTGCGCAGCCGCGTGCTCACGCGTCGATACCGAAGTCTTTGAGGCGCAGGCCAAGTTCATTGCCGATCTCGGCGAGAACCTTGAGCTCTTCGGCGCTGATGTTGCCGTCGCCTTCCGCAACGGTGAGCATGTTCACGAACACCTCTTCCGCATCGGCCGGGTTGTTTTTGATGTCGCGGATCTCGCGCAGGATGTTCATGCGACCGAGGCGGAAGCCAGCCTGCAACTGCTCGGTGAACAGGTTGACCGTGCTGGTGATCTCGGAGCCGAAGTGTTCCAGCGCCTTGTTGGCCCGGATCTGGATATCGATCTGAGCCGCTTCGTTCTTGCTGATCTCGCCGTCCGACGCCGCCACCAGCAGGCAGCCACCGACGATGGCTTGCATCAGGTCGCGATTTTCCAGCTTCTTGACTGCGCGCTTGGCGCCGAACAACTTCTTACCGATACCGAACATGGGTGAATCCTCTGGGTTGGGTTGCATCCCGCTGCACCCTGTCGCCAAGGTGCAGCAGTGATGCTTTTCGATCAGGCCTTGGCTTCGTCCTGAATACGCTGGTAGATCTCTTGACGATGCACGGCAACCTCTTTCGGCGCCTCAACTGCGAGCTTTACTTGCTGCCCGCTAACGCTCAGCACCGTGATACTGATGTCGTCATTGATTCGGATGGTTTCGCCTGGCTTACGGGTAAGTATCAACATGGTCCTGCTCCCTGGTTGATTTCCCGTCTGGCCCTGTCGCCAAGGCCAGCTAGTGAAATCTGTTGTCCGCCCCATGCTCGGCGCCTCGGTTTCCCCACCTGGCCGGCGTCACACATTTCGTGCTCGGTGTTCTTCGCTGGCTGGCTTGCATGGTTTGGCGTTCTCCCTTGTAGGGAGTCCGGCCAGTTCCAGAGCTGGCATGGAGATCGAAATTTGTGTTTCGCGCTGTACCCGTTGCCGGGGATCGATCCGCGAAGATTCCTGACTGTTAAAGAGCGGTCAGGCCCTTTGAGGCCCTTCGCTGTCGGTCCCGATGTGGGGACTGGGTTGCGATGGAGCAAAAGTAGCACTGCTGCTAATTCAAGTAAATAGCACTGCTAATATATTTTCATGCGGGCGCAAAAAAGCCCGCACATCGGCGGGCTTAATTCATTCGCTAAGATCAATCCTCTTTCAGCACAGTCCAGAAAACTTGCACACCGCCGTCATCCTGGTGAGCGATGGTCACGTTATCCGCCTCATCGATCGCCTCCAGCAGCTGCTCCCAATCATCCTGCAACTCGTCCGGGGCTTTATAGATGACGGCACGCTTTGCAGTCTGCGCCCCCGTCGAATTGATGATCTTCTGCACCCGCATACCCATCAGATCGTAGGAGGAGGGCGGGGTAGGGGCTGCTGCTGGCTTCTTCGCTTTAGACAAGATAACGCTCCTTTTACTGTATGAATAAACAGTATTTTATCCGATGGTAAAAGGCAATGTGGCAAGAGTACTTTTGTACTCCTGACGGGATGATTGACCTGTTATGAAGGTGCGACTAAACTTAGTCGCACATAAGAAGTCCAAATGTCCAAGCAAGAAAAGCTGCTCGCGAAGCTGCTGAACAAGCAAGCAGGATTCACTTGGCCGGAGTTGGTTACGCTGCTGGGCGGGCTTGGATACCATCAGATCGAGGGCGACGGCAGCCGAGTGAAGTTCGACAACGGCAACCCGCAGGCGATGATCAACCTGCACAAGCCGCACCCCGGTAATGAGCTGAAGATCTACGTTAAACGCCAGGTAATAGAACACCTGAAAGCAGGAGGATTGATCTGATGAGCACCATGTTGCAGCACCGGGGCTACTACGGCTCCATCGAGGCTAGCCCTGAGGACAATTGTCTGTTCGGCAAGCTTCAGTTCATTCGCGCCTTGGTCAGCTATGAAGGCGAGACGGTGGCCGAGCTGACCCAGGCGTTCCGCGATGCCGTGGACGACTACCTCGACACTTGTGCATCACTTGGGCAGGAGCCAGAGATTCCGTGCAAGGGGTCATTCAACGTGAGGGTGGGGCATGACCTGCATCTTGCCGCCAGCGTGGCAGCTAACCAGCAAAGCATTTCCTTGAACGATCTGACTCGTAAGGCGCTGAGCGAGTATCTGGGACAGCACGTGTAAGCTTGGCCTCCGAAACAAGACGCTGTTATACAAGCCTGATGAGATCAATGGGGCACAGGGGAAAAGAGTGCCTTGGCGGTCTCGTCCAGCTGCCTCTCGATCTCAATCAGCTCCGCTTCTTTGATACCAATCGCGTTTTTGTAGGTGCAGACCATGAGTCGCAGCAGTTCAAGGTCTGAAATCTTCGCAAGATCATCTTTCAGGTCGGGGCGCTGGCTGAGTAACAGCGCTCGCATCTCTTCTGCGGTTTTCGACTTGTCCATGCGTAATCCCTCCATAGCTCAACCAGATTTTAGCCCATGAGAATGTGGAGTAATGGCCGCTGATCGCCAGGTTGGGCTGAAGGAGATGATCCTAGATACGAAAAGCCCGGCGCTGGGCCGGGCTATATTTTGATTTGCTCAAATCTTCCAGGGTGCAGGAATTTCCAATTGACCTTGAAAGCAGCGCCACCCTTGATCAACTCCGCCTGGCTCATAATGGCTGGCCACCACCTAACCAGATTTTGGGCTTTGCTCCAATACGGATCAGTTGACCACTGCTTTGCTAAGCAGAAAATTGGCAGGCCACATTCACGGAACACTCGCCTCTCTGCATCGCCTTTGGAAAATCTGTCTTGAGAGATAACTGCCCATCCTCCCTCCGCCTTAAGCTCTAGAATCCAATCGACGTCCCTAGTATCCGGGGGGAATCGATCTTTTAGCGCCAATACAGAATGCCCTTCAGGCTTTGACAATTCGTTGAGGGCGCGAGCGAGAGATGGTGGAAGATTGTTATCTATCAAAAATTTCAAGCAGCGATTCCATGCTCGTAGGTGACTGCCGCATCCACTGCAGCAGGAGGGATTTCGAAAAGCATAGCGACACGTTTTATGCTCTGGCCCTCAGCTTGGTAAGCCTGATAAATCGCCGAGGTGTCTACGCCGGTCTTCGCAAGCAATGGCTTGCCGAAGTTGCGAGCAGGGTCCAGCACGACTTCCTTGCTACGCTTGAGCGGATACCACCGCTCAGCGCCGCCGCTTCCGGTGTAGTCAATCCCTTCATAAAGGGATGGCTTGATCACCTGCTTGAAAGCATATTGCCGCCTGACCAAATCCAGGAGCGCTTCGTCACCAGTTTCATCTAGGACTGTCGCAAAAATATCTCGCCCATCCGTCTGGAAGCGCTTACACGTGAAAGGATATTTTTGGTTAAAAAGTTCCATGGCTTGTTTGGAAGCACTACGGATGGCCTGAAGGCTAACGCCGTGCTGCCGAAAGGCATGTACAAACCGAATTTCGAGAAGGTCGTGAAACCCCAGCAAGCTCTCTTCGAGGAAGGATAGCTCTGGCTTCCAGAGGCCGGGGTGCGCCACTCCGTGAGCTTTGTACCCAAACATCCAGCGGCGTATATCCTTAGCCGGGATACCGGTGTACAGGCTTGCCTCGGCTGCAGTGTAAATGCCCACCCCGATGAGGCGGCTTGGCGAATCAATACTTTTCATTTACCCCTCCCTATCCGTGGGCTAAACCTAAAATCCAATTCTGGGCGTCAACGACCATTCGATCAACATTTCTTAGACGATATGCGCGCTAAAAAGTCACGCGATCCAAAAGCGGCCTATAAATCAAACTACAGCATGCCGCACCACCACCCTCCTACTCAGCCTTCCCCCGCACAATCCTTCCCTCCTTGACCTCATCCGCCAGCGCCGCCACCCGATCGGCATGCTCGTAAAGCTTGGCAATCACCTTCAGGACCGCTATCGCATCCACGTCCCGGCAGTCCTTGGTGATGTTGAGCACTTCGGTTGCGGCCTGCTCAAGGTCAAACCCTAGCTCCTTGAGCTCGCGGCGCAGCTGCTGGTTCGGTTTGGTGAGGGGCATGGCGGGCTCCTGCAGGTTTTCGGCTATCAGATCAGCTCCGGCGAGGTGCTCGCCGAACAGTGGACCACCAGAAGACGCGGCCAAGAATCCTGATTTCCGCCATCTGTTCTGGCGTGAATATTTCGTCAGGATATTCCTCGGCGTTCTCGCTACGAGCCCTGACACTTCCACCAGGCAGCTTGTAGAGGTACTTGGTCCTGAGCATGCCGTCGTGGTCGAAGGCATAAATCTCGCCATCAATAATGTCTGTTTGGCCGCGATCAACGCCGACAGCCGCGCCATCCAGAATCATTCGCTCCATGCTTCTGCCGTGCACCCTCGCGCACATGGCGTCATTGATGCTTACGCCAGCCTCGCGGAGAGTAGCCTTGGAGAAGCGCAATTTCCTTCCTGGAACCTCAACAACGTGCGTCATACCACTTCCAGCGGCTAATTGAACTTCAGCAAAGTACGGAACCTCTACCTCGTCGTCGTCAAGCGGGGTGTTTTCATCCCAAATACTCATGGGAACGAGATCCATAGACCTACCCAGAGCAGCATCGCTCGGCGCCGAATTGAGGCTCACCATAGAGAGAAGACGAGGGCTGACTTGCTCTGGACTGAATTCAAGAACCTTTGCCAGCTTCAGCAGCGCCTCCACGTTCAGCGGCACTTTGCCGGTCGCGTACTGACTAAAAGCACTTTGCCCCGACCAGCCGCACGCCTCCGCCACATCGGCCTGCGTAAGGCTTGCCCCAGACGCCTTGGCTGCTGATTTTCGTGCTTCATAGATAGCCTTGAGCCTGACGCTCTCAGCGCTTTCTTCGGGAGTTAAAGGGCGTCGTTTATTCATGCCAGTAAGGGTATTAGCACCGCTGCTTAAACCACAAATAGCGGTGCTAGTATTTTGTTGCTCATAAAAAGCAGCACTGCTACTATTCATGGTAGATACCGAACCGTGGAAATTCCATGAAAAAGATTCCTTTGACTGAATATCTCGATAAGCACGGCACCCAAGCCGTGCTGGCTGCTGCTCTCGGGGTAAATCAGAGCGCGATTTCCCAGATGGTTAGATCTGGAAGAAATATCGAAATCTCGCTGTTTGAGGACGGCCACGTCGAAGCGAATGAAATTCGCCCGATTCCGGCGCGTCCCCGAAATACAAGTCACGCCGCCTAACCCAACCCAGTCACCCCAAAAGCGGAAGTGAACCTATGGCCTACGACGACAAAGCGCACCGGCACGAACACCAGGTGAAGGTTCGTCTCGATGACGAAGTCTTTCAGGAGCTGAAGGACGTTGCCCGCGACATGAAGTTGCAACACAGCGTGCTCAGCCGAGAAATCATCGAGGCCGCGCTTGAGGTCAAGCGGAAGCTCGGGGAGCTGCCGTTTGAGCTGGAGAAAAGACGGGCCTGACAAGGCCGCAGAGGGGGGATTCATGCCCAGTGCAGTAGTTGAACTCAGGAAGGGCGCAACAGAAGAGCTGGCGCGATGGGCGTCGGAGATTGGAATTACCCCGGACGCCTTGGCCTCCGAGCTTTTGCGATTGGCCATCCCAGGACTCAAGAAAGCGATTTGCGATGGGGCACCGCCTGACAGCAACAACGTGGTCGCCTTCAGTCCCAAGCGATGAGCTCCAGCCCTTATTAGGGACCGCAGAGCGCGAAGGACAGGCGGGTTACAGGTTTCAAGTTTGGCCCCAGTCCCTGTTTCGGGACCGGAAGAAAAGAAGGTCATGGGTTCGTCCTTGATCAGTTGATGAACGAATGATCGCCTGGTTGGCATAACGCCACCACGGAAAACAGAAGCGAGGTTTTACGAATGGACAAGTTCCTGCGGGCCTGCCACGACGCGGTCAAGGACAACGAAGCTAAGTCGCTGAGCGCCAAGATGGGGGTTCCGCATGTGAGCCTGCTCCAGCGCTCGAACCCGGATAACGATGCTCACCACCTGACCATCGAACATCTGTTCGGGATCTTGTTGCACACCGGTGATATGCGCCCGCTGATTGCGCTGGCCGACCAATTCGGCTTTGACCTGATTGCTCGCGATAAACCTACAGCCAAACCGCTGATGGTAGCGCTCGGTCATCTGTCGGCTGAGTGCGGCGACGTAGGGCGTTTGATCTTCGACGCCGCGGCGGACAACCACATCAGCCAGCACGAAAAAGCCCAGGGCGAGAAGGCAATTCTTGAAGCGATCGACGCGCTGCAGATTCTTCGCGAATCGCTGAAGGCTGCCTGAGTTTCACCGGAGAAAAATCATGCTTGATTCGAGTATTCGTCAAATCGTAATCCAGGCCATTGCCTCGCGAGCGTCCGGCACGCCGGCTGATGCTGCCATGCAAATCCTGGAAGGGATTGCAGTTGTCGACTTCCCTGGCAAGCCATTTGTGATCTGGCCAGCCGACCTTACTCCTACAGAGCAGATCGAGGTGCTTGAGCTTGAGCTAAAGCAAGTCCGCCACGTCCGTCAGAGCATGGCGGATTATTGGGCTATGCGCGAGTCGCATCCTCGGGTGGGTTCAGGCGCACGCCTCGAACATCAAGATGCGCAAAGTCGTCCAGAAGCTTCTGGTGCGCCTGCTGTGGAAGCCGAAGATCAGTCAACTCCCGATGAAGCAACAGAAGAAGCTGCTCTTCATCCAGTGCAAAAGCCTGCTCGGGGAGCCAGTGATGCTTCTCAATGAGGTGGAGCTGGGCTGGGATAAATCCATCAAGGGCTTGCCAATGAGTGGCGTACTGCAGCCGGTACTTCTCGCAAAAACAGAAGAGCAAGTATCCGGGGTAGGCCTTGTAAGCAGCCTCCCTGTAGTCCCGGTCGGTGACTCTGGTTCCCTCTGGAAGTGCTTTGTGAACCGCGGCGTCAATGCGGTCTCGCCATTCGCTCTCGTAGTTAGTTTTCTTCGTCGTGAAGCTCATATGTCCGGCCTCCGAGGCCTTTTCGTCTGGAAGCCAAAAGCTATCACGGAAGCGCCGGACACCCATAACGCCTGAATCGCAGGCACAAAAAAGCCGGGCTGCAACCCGGCTCTTTCAAAACGCAAAACACTGAGGGGCCATTATGAACACCATCGCTACTCCCGGCAATACCCGCCATGTCGCGACACTTTTGGGGCAATCGCAAAACGTGTCGTGTCACGCCATACCGTCACGCGATGCTCGGCAAATTTCAAGCAAAAGCCGAAACGATCCATTCCCACGGATTCAGTGGCCGTACCATATTCTCTCTGCCATGCCGACGCAGGTTGCTGTTGAAACTAGGCTTCTCAAGCGCGGCGATGATATGAACGTCCTCGCCGGTCAGACTGCTAATTTTTCGATCAAGTTCTTCCAGCGACAAGAAATCTTTTTCTGCCCTCAGGTCCGACCATCGACGTTTCAGGCTCGCGTGCGTTGCTATTTTGTCTCCCGGCGCAATCAGATGTTCGATGATTGCCGTCAGTGCAATCGCCGCACCCACCCACTTTGCAGCATCTTTCAGCTCGCTGATATTGCTGAACACAGCTGTGCCGCTCACCAAAAAAATCAAGCTGAAAAGCCACTTAAGGTGTCTGTAAAGCTTGAGATGTCGGCCGTTCAACTCAATTGCGTAATCAATATCGAGCCCTGCTTCATAGGGGGTGCGGCTATAGATCATGAGTATTCCTATTTATTCGTTCGCGGGAGCCGGTACAGGCTCGGGCGGAGGGTTTCTGAATGGTGGGACTTGAGATTTGTATTCAACGTCATCGCTCATGAGAGCTCCTTGTTATGTGATTGGGTGCTTGGCAGCCCCAAAATCGTAGCACGCGGGCTCTCACCTATGTCTCATGTTCGTAGCGTTCGATCTCTACGAGCATCAACACTGAAGAAATTCGATGGAGCTGTACTGTGAGTGTCCAAGCAATGTCCTGGGCGCTTTCTCTGCCCGCCGAATCCCTGAAAGACTCCAGCGCGCGGCATGTGCTGTTGTGCCTCGCCAACTATGCCGGCTCGAATGGCACTGGCGCCTTTCCATCGGCTTCGACCCTGGCGCAGGACACTGGCCTGTCAGAGCGCACCGTGCGCTACAAACTGGACGATCTGGAGAAGGTCGGGCTGATCCAGAAGGGCAATCAGGCCATTGCCGCCGTGCATATCGATCGCCATGACCGCCGTCCAGTAGTTTACGACCTTCAACTTTCGCGGGGTGCAAATCCTGCACCCCGTGCAAAGCGGGGTGCAGATGACGCCACGGGGTGCAATTCACAACAGAACGGGGTGCAGCCTGGAACAGAACGGGGTGCAGCGGCTGCACCCAATACATCAATTAACCATCAAGGAACCGAAGAGCAGCTGCAGCGCGAGATCGGCGATGTGATTGCCGAGCAGGATCAGGCAGCCATCGAGTCGCTGGATGAACGCCAACGCTTCGCCATGTTCGCCACTTGGCAGCCAGCGGCAAAGGCCATGGTTGATCAGCTCGCCATTGCTGGTTTGCCCGATGACTCGGTGACCGTCGAGTTGCTCGCTGGTTTCAAGGGCTTCTTCGTCGCCAAGCCTGCGACCTTCGATAGTGCTGCCGGCTGGTGCTTCCGACTGGTGACCTGGGTAAAGCGTGAGCGAGTGAAGGCTGCCGGAGATGCATCGTCTGCCGATTCGGACGAGTTCGACGACGACAACACCGAATGGATGAAAAGGGGTTCGAAATGAGATCAGTTTCCACGCTCGCGGCCAGGGCGATGACCAAGGCCAGCCAGGGCGAGTTCATCGAAGCGACCACCGACGTGTCAGTTCAGGCCCAACAGCAGCGGGCCCGCGAAACCGGCAAGGTGATCAACCAGCTGTTCCGCCAGTTGCGCTCGATCCGCACTGCTTGGCGCCAGGCGTGGCCGGACAAGAAGGCCTACATGGAATCGAAAGCCACCTGGCTACAGGCGTTCATCGAGAACGGCATCTGCACCCAGGAGCAGATCGACATCGGCCTTATCCGTTGCCGCGCCGAACCATCAGATTTCATCCCAAGCGTGGGCAAGTTCATTCAGGGCTGCGTGCCAACCCCGGACATGATCGGCTTGCCCAGCGTCGATTCGGCGTTCAATCAGGCTATGCGCAATTGCCATCCGGCGATGCGCAGCGTTGCAAAGTGGTTTCACCCGGCGGTGTACCACGCCACGGCGGCTGCTGGGTTTCACAGCTTGCCGCTGCTCAGTCGCGAACTGGGTTTGATCAGCTTCGAGAAGCGATACATGGAGCAGGTGCGCAAGATCTGGATGGGCGAGCAGCTGCCAGCGGTACCGGTTGCGGAGTTGCCCGTGCCGGCTGCCGTGCGCAATCCGGTAATCGGAAATCAAGCGCTGGCCGATTTGCGAGCCATGCGTTCGCGGGGGATGGCCCGTGTCTAATCCACACCTGGTTCCTGCTGATCCCGCCGAGTACCGCTACGCCGTGCACTGCTGCGGCTACAAGTGGGACCTCACCTTCGAGCAAGACCACGCTGCGGCCATTTTTAGGTGTATCGAGATGGCCAAAGCCTACGGTGCGCGGATGTGGCCTACGACCTTTGAAGTCATCGACCGATTAACTGGAGAAGCAGTATGACGCCCGCCAAACCCAGGCTGTTCAAGCAGAAAACCGTCCGCTCCAAGCCTGTCGACCGGGAAGGGCAGGAGCAGGCCGCACTGATGCGTGAGCTCGAGTTGCGCTATCCGGCAGTGTTCGAGTTGATGTACCACGTTCCCAACGGCGGGCACCGCGTCAAGGCGGTCGCCGGCAAGTTGAAAGCCCAGGGTGTGAAGGCCGGTATTCCCGACCTGGTGCTGACCATGGCGCGCGGCGGGTTCTTTGGCTTGTACATCGAATTCAAGGCCACACCGCCGAATGATGCCCCTATCTCAGCCAGTCAGCATGCGCGTATACGCAAGCTCAATGAGCAGGGGTATTTGGCGGTGGTGTGCCGTGGTCACTTCGACACCATCGAACAGATCCGAGCTTACCTGCGGCTCGCTCCCACAGTGGTGGCCGCATGACAATGACCGTGGCCTTCTCCGATGCCGAGATTCGTCGGCGTGCCGATGACCCGGCCGCGGTGCTGATGCGTGATCCTCGTCACCCGGGGCTGTATTTCCGATTCACCGAGGCGCGGCCGCGCGGAACTTGGAGTCTGGTGGTGCGCAAGAAGTGGAACCGGATTGGCGCCTATCCGGATCTGTCGGCGAAGGCAGTGCTGGCCGCATTGCCTGACCTTCGCATGCGCCTGAACACCGACCCGGAAGCAGGTGCCGCTGTTTCGCCGTGGGCAACACTGGGTGAGCTGTTGAGCTGGTACGCCGACCGCATGAGTCGCGACCGCAACCTCTCCGACAAGCGCAAAGCCACGGGTAAGTCAGCCATCGCCTGCCACCTGATTCCGCGTGTGGGCGATCTGGCGCTTGCCGATGTGCGCCACGGTACCCTTGACACCCAGCTGATGTGGCCACTTCAGGAGACGCTGTCGCTGGAGTTTGTCCGGCTGATCTTCGGCCTGCTGGTGGTCGCCTGCCGTCAGGCGCACACCCTGGGTTTGATCCCGACCAACCCGATGACAGGCATCAAGTTCAGCGACTTCTCCAAGACCAAGATCAAGGCCAAGCCGGCGCGCCTTCGGGGTGTGCAGATCGAGGGGTTGCTGGGCCAGCTGCATGAGCTGTTCGAGTTCGACCCACAACCGGCCATGCTCGCGCTGATGATGCTTTGCCATGGCACCCGGATCGGCGAAACCCGCAAAGCTCAGTGGTCACACATCAGCCTCGCCGAGCGCACCTGGTACCTGCCGGTGGGCAACACCAAGACCCGCGTCGAACACTCGCTCCCACTGACCGATCAAGTCTGCACCCTTCTAATCCGGTACCGCGCAGCGCAACAAGCGAGCCATTACGACGGCGATTGCCTGTTTCGCTCCCACAGTGGAAAGGGCATGAGCGAAGGGCAGGCCAGTGCCGTGTTCACCGGGCTGGGGAAGGGCGAGTGGAGCAGTCATGACCTGCGCAAGTTGGCCAGGACGGGGTGGGCGGACCTCGGTATCGACTTCCTGATCGGCGAGATGCTGATCAACCACGCCATGGGCCACAACGTGCAGGCCTACATCCACACCACCGTGGAAGAGCGCAAACGTGCTGCCCTCGAACTGTGGCACGGCCATTTAGACGCCAAGGGTTTTTCCCTGATTCACGGGTTGAAGGACGGTAGAAACGAAAATTCGGGTAATTCGCTGGAAGCCACAGAAAACAAGGGCTGCAAGGCCTTTCAAGAATCAACCATAGGCGAGGTTTAAAAATGATGAAAAAGCAGCATGGCCCCGCTTTCAAGGCCGCGACCATCGACCTGATCTGGTGCACCACTTGTCGTGGACAGACCGTGACCCAGGGTGTTTTTCATGAGCTGCCCTGCACTGAGTGTCACGCATCCGGTTGGGTCTCCGCCGAAACAGGCACAGCCGTTCCGGTTGATGTGCTTGTGACGCAATTGGGCCTACTGCTGAACAAGGTGCAGCGCTCACACATCGCCCTGCAGCGTGCCTGGCCGAAGGGGGCAAGTGCGGCGGATCAATACAACGAGAACAACCGTCGCGGCGCCGGCGGATCGAACTACACAGGGGATTGAGCGATGATTTATCCAGGCATTTTGAATGCAGTTGTTTCGGCCCTCGCAGCTGAAGCCATCGACAACACCAGCAAGCAGGCATGGCAGAAGCTCTACAACTCTGCCGACGAGGATGAAGGCGGCGATCTGGCGACGCTGGTTCGATCCCGTGGGGCCAGTAGCATTGATCGCACTCAAGTGGATTGCTGGGTGTCGGCCAGGTTGCATCATGGGCTTGAGCCGAAACACTGGGATGCTCTGGTCGCCAAATACAGCACGCACAAAGGCCGTAAGGTGCAAGCGATCGCAGCGCTGCAAACCATCATCACCACGCCGGCGCCGAAGTTGTTCCTCTATAAGGCGGTCACTGCTTGGGCGATCCCGCAATTGAAGGGCGCTCGGCCAAAGGTTGTGAGCTCGGTATCTGTCGAGATTCCGCTCGATGCTCCAGCATGGCGTCGCGAAGCGATGGTGAAAGCAGCTGTTGCAGCTGGTCAGGCCAAGGCCAAGAAAGACAACTCGCGATCCGCCGACATGATCGTACTGAAGGACAGCTTCTACGACATGAACACCTGGGAGAGCGATGGCACGGCGGAATCAACCCGCAGGCGCTGGCGGCAATCGATCCACCAGGCGGCTGACGATCTGGTTAATGAGGCGCTGGCTCATGCAGGGGATATCCTGGAGCAGGAAGGGTTGCTCATCGAACAAGCTGCGTGATTGCTTGTTGACATCAGTGAGTGGATGAGCGAAATTAATCCCATCATGTCGATCTTGCGCGTTATGAGAGACGACACACAAAGCCCAGCCGCCCGCTGGGCTTTTTGCTATCTACCCCCAAAGCCTCGCCATCGTGCGGGGCTTTTTCGTTCTCGGCTCCACCACACCCATTGCTCCGAGCTGGGAGTGCTGTTGGGGCCGAACCTATCCCGCTCCCCGCAAGGGAGGAATCCGGATGCCAAACATGCCCGACAAACCAGACACTTGGCTCATCGTCATGGCCTGGCTCAGCCAACATTCCCCAATGCTCTATGCCGCGACACTGTCGTGCTGGATCGCCTTCTTGCGGGTCATCTACGGGGGCGGCGGACGGCGACAGGCCCTGCTCGAATCCTGCCTGTGTGGTGCGATAACGGCCGGGGCATTCCCGCTGCTCGAGTACTTCAACCTTCCATCGAGTCTGGCTGCAGCGCTGGGAGCCATCATCGGCACCCTCGGTGTGAAGAAGGTTGCCGCGCTGGCCGACCGATTCACCGACTTCAAATTACCCAAGCGGCAGGAGTGACCCATGCAACTGATCGACAACTGGAAACATTGTTGTTTGGAGTTGTATGCCACGACTTAAAACGTTACCGCCTCGAATGAAGCAAGCTGAAGGTAGGCCATTCGCCATCCCCATTGCACCTGAAGGTGCAGACGGTTGGGGTTCGGGTCGAGGTGGTCGACCTTGGCGGCGTAAGCGAGCCGCGATCCTCTTGCGTGACGAGTACACGTGTCAGGCTTGCGGAGTCATCACGTCGCAGCTTGAGGTGGATCACATCATCAGCCGCGCCCGCGGCGGGTCGGACGATGAAGAGAATCTCCAGGCGCTCTGCATCCCGTGCCACAAGCTGAAGACCGCCGCCGAGTCGGCCGAGGGAGCGGGGCGAACGTGATGTCCGACGATCTCGTCGATCCAATGCGAATCGGTATCGATTGGGCTGTGTGGCACGTCAGTACCCCGGGGCGGGTCGAAACCGTGGAAGGTTTCGCATAGGACACCGCCCCCGACCGCACGGACAGATTTTTCCCCCATACAGGTTTTTTGTTAATGGCGTTAACAACCAAACAGCGTGCTTTTGTCGACGCTGTGAGGGGAGGTGCGTCCAACAAAGACGCAGCGATAGCCGCAGGATATGCGGCCTCCAGCGCTTCGGTCGCCGGTTCACGATTGGCCAAACACCCGAACGTTCTCGCTGCATTGGCGTCCTCGCCTATTAACAAAAATGTTAACGCGGTCGACAAATCAGCAACCGTGAAACCGCCAGCTCCGGAGCTCGACGAAAGTGGGGAAGAATCCTCTTTCGACTTTTCCAAGGCGATGACGTTTACCGATCCGAAAGCATTCTTGATCGCGACCATGAACGACTACGACGCGGACGCGAAGCTTCGGGTCGACGCCGCCAAAGCACTCATGCCGTTCATTCATCCCCGTAAAGGCGAGGGTGGAAAAAAGGAAGAAAAGGAAGACGCTGCGAAGAAAGCCGCCAAGGGCAAGTTCGGCGCCGCCACTCCACCCCCTACTCATTTGCGATCGGTGAAATAAGTGAACGAACCCACCTGGGACACAGCGTGCCCGGACTGGGAGTGGCGAATCATCAACCGACAATCTCTGGTTCCGTTTCCGCCGCTGTTTCCGGATGAGGCAGCCGCATGCATGCAGGTCCTGAATGACTTGCGGATTGTCGATGCACCGGGTAGCCCGTTGATTGGCGATTCCTGTGCTCCGTGGATAAGTGACCTGGCCGGCGCCATTTTTGGGGCGTACAACTCCAACACTGGTGAGCGGCTGATCCAGGAGTTCTTTCTCCTCATCAGTAAAAAGAACGCAAAGAGCACCATCGCTGCCGCGATCATGCTCACGGTGCTGATCCGGAACTGGCGCCAGTCAGCGGAGTTCATCATCTTGGCGCCGACGATCGAGGTGGCGAACAACGCCTACGCGCCGGCCCGCGACATGGTCAAACACGACGAAGAGCTTTCGGCGCTGCTGCATGTGCAGGATCACGTTCGGACGATCACCCATCGTGAGTCCGGGGCGACATTGAAGGTGGTGGCCGCCGATCAAAACACTGTCGGCGGGAAAAAAGCCGCCGTCGTCCTGGTCGATGAGCTTCACCTGTTTGGCAAGAACCCACATGCGGCCAACATGCTGCGCGAAGCCACCGGTGGACTTGCGTCTCGGCCCGAAGGGTTCGTGATCTATCTCACGACGCAGTCTGACCAGCCCCCGGCGGGAGTGTTTCGCGAAAAGCTTCAGTACGCCCGGGGGGTGCGTGACGGCACGATTGTCGATCCGAACTTCCTGCCGGTGATCTACGAGTTTCCGAAAAAGATCCTTGAGGCTGATGATCACCGCAAGTCGGAGAATTTCTACATCACCAACCCGAACATGGGGTACTCGGTTAGCGAGAAATTCCTCATCCGGGAAATGAAAAAGGCGGAGGAGGCCGGTGAGGCTGAGGTGCTGGGCTTTATGTCCAAGCACCTTAACGTCGAGATCGGACTCGCGTTGCGCTCAGACCGGTGGGCAGGCGCTGATTACTGGGTCGGCGCAGCAGAAAAGAAGCTCACCCTCGATGATGTGATCGCCCGATGCGACGTGATCGACATCGGGATCGATGGCGGTGGTCTGGACGACTTACTGGGTTTTGCCGCCGTGGGCCGGGACAAACGAACCCGTGACTGGTTGATATGGACCCACGCCTGGGCGCACCCCTCGGTACTCGAGCGAAGAAAGGCAGAAGCCCCTCGCTTCCATGACTTTGAAAAAGACGGCGATCTGACACTGTCGAAGCGAATCGGCGATGACGTGCTTGAGGTGGCTGACCTGGTTGAACAGGTGGAAGAGTCGGGCCTGCTGGACAAAGTCGGCGTCGACCCGGTCGGGATTGGCGCGATTTACGACGCAATGATCGAGCGCGAAATCCCCCCGGAAAAGATTGTCGCCATCAGCCAGGGCTGGAAGCTCGGCGGCGCGATCAAGACGGCAGAGCGCAAGCTCGCCGAAGGCGGGATGAAGCACGGCGGACAACCCATGATGGCCTGGTGCGTCAGCAATGCGAAGGTTGAGCCACGCGCGAACTCCATCCTGATCACCAAGCAAGCCAGTGGCTCGGCCAAGATCGATCCCTTGATGGCTCTTTTCAACGCGGTGACCTTGATTTCTCTGAATCCCGAAGGCCGGGGCAACGATGACTTCATGGCAGCCATTCGGAATCCGATCATCGTATGAACCCATTACACGTTTTCATTTTGACTGCCCTAAGCGGGTTCGGACTAGCCGTTGCTGGCGTCTACATGCTGCTCGACCTGGGTTGGTCATTGCTGGCCGGCGCCGGCGCTCTGTTTCTTATCGCGGGCTTTGTGCGCAAGGGGCTGACAGGTGACTAAATCCTTATCGGTCGTCATCGGGCGCGCCGCCCGCAAGCCCAGCGCTTCTTTGGGGGAGTGGTTCGGACAGTCGATCAAGTTGAGCGACGGCGGTTTCTGGGGGCAGTTCCTTGGGGTGCAGTCGAGCTCCGGTAAAACGGTCACCGTCGATAACGCCATGCAATTGTCAGCGGTCTGGTCGTGCGTGCGGATCATCTCTACCTCGGTGGCTGGACTTCCACTTGGGGTCTACCGCCGCGAGGTGGACGGCGGCAGAAGTGACGCGCGCGACTTTCCGATTTACGACGTCATCCACACCAGCCCCAACGAGGACATGACTGCCTTTCAGTTCTGGCAAGCGATGGTTGCTGCCATGTTGCTGCGCGGCAATGCCTTCGCAGAGATCATGCGGATTGGCGGACGAATCATCGCGCTTGATTTTCTGCTGCCGTCCCGGGTTGACCTTGAGGTCGATAGCGATGGCCGGGTTGAGTACTGGTACCGACCGAAAAAAGGCGCGCGACGAAAGATCGAGCGCCAAAACATGCTGCACATTCCGGCCTTCAGCCTGGATGGCCGGGTTGGGCTGTCGGCCATTCGCTATGGCGCGGACGTGTTTGGCGCAGCGATGTCCGCGGACGATGCCGCCAATGGGACTTTTAAGAATGGTCTGTTGCCAGCGGTGGCTTTCAAGGTCGACCGGGTACTGAAGCCCGAACAGCGCGAAGAATTCCGTGACTATGTGAAGCAGGTGTCGGGCGCACTCAACGCTGGTCGTTCGCCGGTGCTCGAGCAGGGCATCACGCCAGAGTCGATCGGCATCAATCCGGTCGATGCTCAGTTGTTGGAGTCCCGGGCCTACAGCATTGAGGAGGTCTGCCGCTGGTTTGGTGTGCCCCCTTGGATGGTCGGCAAGACGGACGCCGGTAGCAATTGGGGAACGGGCCTTGAACAACAGATGATCGCATTCCTCACATTTAGCATCAGTTCGATCACCAACCAGATACAGCAGTGCGTGAACAAGCGCTTGTTGACGGCCGTTGAGCGCCGAACCTATTACGCCGAGTTCGCCCTTGAAGCCTTTCTCAAAGCCGATAGCGCCGCACGGGCTGCGCTTTACAGCACGATGGTGCAGAACGGCATCTACACCCGGGACGACTGCCGGGTTAAAGAGAACCTGCCCCGCATGGGCGGGAACGCCGCGGTGCTCACCGTACAGACCAACCTCACCCCGATTGATCAGTTGGGGAAAACAACCGACGGGCAAGCCGCACAGGCTGCTTTGAAAAACTGGCTTGGCCAGAACCAGGAGTAACCATGGCGCTGAATATCAAAGCCAGCGGCTTTCGCTGCGAGCTGAGCCCTCGTGCGCTCGAAATGTGGAATCCGGATATCCGGGCAGCCACGGAAACCGGGACCGACACCATCACCATGTACGGGATCATTGGCGAGGATTGGTGGGGAGAGGGCGTCACAGTGAAGCGAGTGGATGCAGCGTTGCGAGCCATCGGCGACAAGCCCGTCGACGTGTACATCAATTCGCCAGGCGGCGACATGTTTGAAGGCATCGCGATTTACAACCGGCTGCGCGAGCATTCCCAGCAGGTCACGACAAAGGTACTGGGCTTGGCTGCCTCGGCGGCATCCGTCATCGCCATGGCCGGTGAAAAGCGCGAGGTGGCCAAAACTGCGTTTTTGATGATCCACAACTGCTGGACCTACTTTGCCGGGAATCGACACGCGATACGTGAGCTGGCCGATACCATGGAGGAATTCGACCGCGCCATGATCGGCCTTTATGCCGACACCAGCGGTCAAGATGAGAAGACGGTCGAATCAATGCTGGATGCGGAGACCTACATGGGTGGGGCTACTGCCATGGAGAAGGGCTTCGCCACCGGGCTCATTTCCGCCGATGAGGTCAAGGAGGCCGCCGAGCAGGAACACAGCCAGGCGCATGCCGCACGCCGCTTGGACGCCGCCCTCGCCAAGTCCGGAATGCCCCGGACCGAAAGACGCAAACTGCTTTCCGAAATCAAGACCGGTACGCCTAGCGCTGCCGGTGGCGACAAGCCTAGCGCTGTCGTGCCGGGTACGCTCCGCGCTGCCCTTGATATATCCGCGTTTGAAGAAACCGCAACCCAGGCGTCAGCGTTACGGGGTCTCATCCCTGTTCGCTAAACGACTGTCTCAGCAGTCCGATTACTAACCGCCCGTGTGGCGGTTTTTTCATTTCTGAAGGAACACAAAATGCCAGTCGATCTTTCCCAAATCGAAGCATCCCAGAAACAAACCCAGGCCGACCTGAAAGCCGTCGGTGATCAAATCAAGACCTACGCCGAGCGCACCGAGAAGGAAATCAAAGCCTCCGGTGAGATGCAGGCGGAAACCCGCGGCAAGGTTGACGAGCTGCTGCTCAAGCAAGGTGAGCTCCAGGCTCGCATGCAGGATGCCGAGCAGAAGTTGGTCAATGCTGGCAATCAGCATGATCCTGAAGTTCAGCAATCGGCCGGTCAGTTGGTGTCGGCCAAGATGCAGGAGGAGGGGGTCAGCAGCTCGTTCCGTGGTTCTCGCCGGGTCGAGGTTCCGCGGGCTGCGCTTACCTCAGCGCCTGCATCGGGTGGCGCACTGGTACCGGCGGAGCGCGTCGGTGTCATTCTTGCTCCTCAGCGCCGATTGACCATCCGCGATCTGGTCGCCCCTGGTACCACGGGTTCCAACGCTGTCGAGTACGTGCGCGAGACTGGTTTCACCAACAACGCAGCGATTGTCGGCGAGGGGTTGGCCAAGCCTTACAGCGAACTGACTTTCGGCCTGGAAAACGCGAACGTTCGAACGATCGCGCACCTGTTCAAAGGTAGCCGTCAGATTCTCGATGACGCCGCCGCCCTGCAAAGCTACATCGATGCTCGCGCGCGTTACGGTCTGCTGCTGGCAGAAGAAGCCCAACTGCTCTATGGCAACGGCACTGGCAACAACCTGCACGGGATCATTCCGCAGGCCCAGGCATATGTAACGCCAGCCGGTATCACCGTTGCAGCGGAGCAACGCATTGATCGCATTCGTATGGCGCTGCTCCAGGCAACGCTTGCTGAGTTCCCATCTACCGGCATCGTGCTCAACCCGATTGACTGGGCCGCGATCGAGCTGCTCAAGGACGGCGAGAACCGCTACATCATTGGCAAGCCGCAAGAAGGCACTTCGCCGCGACTGTGGAATCTGCCTGTGGTTGAAACGCAGGCCATTGTCCAGAACCAGTTCCTGACAGGCGCGTTTAGCCTGGCTGCGCAGATTTTCGACCGCATGGGCATCGAAGTGTTGATCTCGACAGAGAACGATAAAGACTTCGAAAACAACATGGTCACCATCCGCGCTGAGGAACGTTTGGCGTTCGCAGTGTATCGACCTGAAGCGTTCGTGACCGGTCCTCTGGTTGCTGCTCCTTAACTTACTGCCGGTTCATGCCTCTCTGGGGAGGCATGAACCGATTGGAGAATCGTTATGAGTCGAGCAAAAAGGAATGAGTCAACTACCGTTTTGCCTCCTGCAACTCAGCAACAAACTGAGTCGGAAAAAACGCTGACTACAGATCAAGACGTTGTTGCCAGCCAGGCGGCGCCCGCCCAGCCTTTCGCTGGTGACGCTGGTGACGCTGGTGACGCTGGTGACGCTGGTGACGCTGGTGACGCTGGTGACGCTGGTGACGCTGGTGACGCTGGTGACGCTGGTGACGCTGGTGACGCTGGTGACGCTGGTG